CCAGGTACTCCTGCGATCCCTTGTCGAGCGCACCAAGTTGGTACGCCTCCTTCACCTGCAGAGCAAGCACGGCAATCTTGCTGCGCATCTGCTGATCGGCAGCCGTCGACACAAACCAATTCGCGCCATGTTTCTCGCGCAGATTAGTCGCCTCGTCGATGAGCGTCAGCGCCGTCTGCGTGTCAGCCAAGGACTTGTAGACCTTCTCCGCGTTGCCAGCGTTACGCCCTCTGACCGCGTGCTGTGCAATAGCAGACCCTCGAGCCTCCTCCGCCTGAGCGATCTGCGCCGACGCGCGATCGATAAGCGCTTGCTTCTGCGCTGGGTCCGCGATCTTCTCCGCCGACGCGAGTAGACCCTTGGCCTCCTCCTCGGACTTGTTTGCCTGCGCCACGATCTGCTGACCCTTTGGGTTGAGCAGATACTGTCCGGTCGCCGGATCTCGGACCCCTTTCTCGTCGAGGTCCTTTGTCAGTTCCGCAAGCTGCGGCCTGCCCTTCGCAAGCGCAGCAGCCTGAGCAGCGGCAAGGTCGTTCTGCTCGCGCACGTCAAACTGTCGCTTGCCCTCGGCAAACTGCCTTTCCCAGTTCGCTTGATCCTGTCGACGAGCAGCAGCAGCAGCGGCGGCTGCGCGCTCTTGCGCCACCTTCTCTTGCTCGCGATTGATCGCATTCGTCTTGATCTCGGCGCGCTTCGCCTCAAGGTCTGCCAACACGACATCGGCGTTCGCCTTTGCCTGCGATGAGAGAGAGCGTGTCTTGACCTCGTCGACCTTGCCCTTCGCCACGTCGATCGCGGCAATGCGATGGGCGTCGAGTTGCTGCAGGTACTCACGATTGCGGTCCTGCCCCATGGCGATCGACGTCTTGAGATCGCCGAGCCCGGCGCGCTTGCGCTCGATCTCGGACATCTGCGCCGCGACCTTGCGATCGATGCCCGCCATCACGGCCTTGATGCCAGCCGTCGGATCTGTGCCGCCCATGGCTCCGCCGATTGCGCTGAGGGCGATGCCGATTCCGGCGAGAATCGGATGGTCGAGGTCGCGATTCACCTTGGTGGCGTTGATCTCCTTCGACATCCGCTCAAACTCGGCGTCTTTGTCGGCGTGCCACTTCTGTTGGTCGGCAACCGTCGCCGCGCGCGTCGCGAGCATGGCCTCTTCGCTCTGGCGCTGTTCCGCCATCGCGTCGGCGACCCTTGTCGCCTCGTCAGCCTGAGCGGCAGCTACGCCTTGTGCGGCTCCCTGCTGCGCCGTGACCGCCGCATCCTGCGCCGCCAGAGCATCGGCGTTGCCGAGCTTGCGCAGTTCCTTGGCGGTCAGCGGTGCGTCGGTGGGCGCTGCCGGCGATGGCGCGGCTGGAGTCGCGATCACCTGCGTCGCCGGCGCCTGCACCTGCTGCTCGACAGGAGGCGGAGGACTGGGCGGCGGCGGAAGCAGAGCCTGCGGGGTCGGCTCTGGCGCGAGCGGTGCTCCGAGTTGCGGCGGCGCAGCCGGTGCGTTCCCGATCACCGGCTGAATCGGCGGCTGAATCTCCTGCGCAGGAGCATCGACGGGTGCGAATCCAGCGAAGTCGCCGGCGACCGAAGCGGGCACGCTGATGCGCCGCCCATCGGGCGTCGTCACATTCACGAGGGAGCCATGGGCGAACGCCATCAGTCGCGCCCCTCGATCTTGCGCAGACGCTCGTCAAGCCGAGCCACCGACGCGAGTGCCGCGCTCGCCGCCTTGCCGAGGTCGAAGCCCATGTGCCTGTCATCAACCCTAACGATCGTCTCGCGTCCCATCCTCGAGCGCGCAAGATCCTGCGCCATGATCCCGAGTCGGCGACCGGCACCCCACTTCTCTTCATCCTGGTAGCGGTAGGAGCGCGGCTTCAGCGAAGCCATCATCTCGTCCGCGTCGTCACCACCGTCGGTGACATCCGTCTTTAGCCTCTCATCGGATGCCGCATGCATGGCTGCGGCCTGGCCTCCGGCCTGCAGCAGGCCGGGCAGCACCCCCTTGTCGCCGGCCCTGATGCCGGCGCGCTGAAGCTCCGCCTGGATCTTCGCCTGATCCCATCCGAGTTGCTGACCCAGCGCGGCGATCTGCTGTTGGTCGTTCATGCCGGTCTGCGCCAGCTGCGCGCGCATGTTCTCGATCTGCGCCTGCTGCCCAAGCTGGGCATTCTGCGAGGCGAAATCGATGTCGCCACTCCTCAGCTGACCGTAGGTCTGGCCCAGCAGTGCGTTCGCCTGCTGCTGATCCGCCATCTGTGCTTGCGACGCCTGCGCCGCGCCGGAAAGCGCCAGGTCAGCTTGGTTGCGCGCCGCGCCGCGCGCCGCCAGCGCTGCGTTTCCGCCGCGAGCCATCCGAGCCGCGGAGATCTGTGCGGCGTTGGCCGCGTCCACCTGACGGTTGACGGCGAGCTCGCCAGCGCCAGCCTGCTGCCCTGACGCGATCGCGCCGAGCCGATTGGCAACTCCGAGCATTCCAGCGCGCGCTTGATCCTGCGGACCCCCGGCGAGCTGTGCACCCCCGATTCGAGGAGCCGCACGATTGGCAGCCGCCGCCGCCGCCTGCCCTAGCTGCGCTGTCGCGGCGTCGTAATGCTGCGGCTTGGCGTCGATGCCCTTGGCAGCGTCGCCGCCAAACAGAAAATTTTTCGTACTGTTCCACCAGCCCATTAGAGGCTCCTTCCGGCAGTGAACGGCTTGAGGGCGGAGCCCTTGACGCCGCAAGTGAGAAGCATCTCGCTCAGTTCAAACGAGGCGCCTCGATAATCCGTCGCCTCGTAGTCGCGGAAGCGGAACGCGATCGACTGGCATTTCTCGTTGATCTTGACGCGCCACTGGTAGACGCCCGGGGCGCCGCCGCCGTACGGGCCATCGCCATACGCGCCGTCGCCGTAGGAGGTGCCCACGATCGGCTCGACGCCGATGGTCGCCGCGGTGGACCCGGTGATCCATCCCGACGACGAAGATAGGCCCGTCGCATCGAGCCACAACACTTCTGACCACTGGTCCGAGTAGTCCAGCCGGTACTCAATGCCGAGTTGGTGCGGCGACGACCATGTTCCGATCACATAGAGGTCCCACACGCGCGCGAACCCCTGCAACTGTTCCTGCGGGTGCACCTCAGCGGTGCCAATCAGCAGTTGGATGCGGTTGCCCGCGTCGCTGTGCTCGCCGACGGTCTCGCGGAACACGCGCCCGTCGGTGCGAAGGTAGTGGTACGCGTTGCGGACAACCGCGGAATCGCGGCCCTCGTGATTCGAGAAGATCGACCACTGCTGCCGCTCGAAATCGAAGTGCAGCGTCGAGCCGCTGTCCGTCAGGAAGACGACCGCCGGCCGGTCGGGGAGCACGGTCGCTCGGCGGACAGTCTGCGCGTTGTACGCTTCCACGGCTGCCCCGACGTAGACGACGTTTGATCCGCTGAGCAAGTAGATACCCTTCGCCGACTTGAACATGTGCCCGACAGGGGTCAACACGATGCTCGCGGGGTCGGTGCAGCCCACGTCCGAGGTGACTAGCTGCGGGACAGAGAATCCGCTCGTCGCCGTGTCGCCGTTGGGCAGGGGTCCCTCGCCAGCAAAGAGGTAGATCGCGCTCGATTTGAAGATGATCGTCCGATCATCTTGCGTCGCCAGCGCGGTCACTGGACCACCGAACGGGTCAACCTTGACCTGCAGTTCTGGCGGGCACTCGGCGCCGTAGCCATCCTCGATCGTCTGCGAGTACCTCACGATGTTGCCGTCGCTCGGGTCGGTGAAAAACAGGCGCGATTTACCCAAGGCGATCGCGCTACCAAGCGGTGCAGGGTCGTTCGATAGGATTCCGCCGTCGGTGTAGAGCGTCTCCTGCAGCGCGAGTGTCGCGTCGCTCATCTGGTCGAGGAACGTCACCGTGTCGACGGCTGTGTCGTTTGCGACGTAGCCGTTAGCGCTGCCGCTCGTCGACGGGTTCAGCGACGTCACGCGGAACCGCTGCGCCGTCTTGCCTGTGCCCGCGGCAAACGAACGAGCCACGCAGATCCGAACGTTGGGCTTTGCGGTGATCCGAAGCGTGGGCAGCGTCAGCGTGACTTGCGTTTGCCCCACCCCCATCGTGACGATGGTGCCCGGGCTTGTCGGGCCGCGGTGCACCTCGCCCTGCGCGTCAGTCCACTCGTACCACACGCGATACTGGTAGGTCGTCGAGGCCGTCATTGCGCCGCCGGCCGCTGGCGTCGTCGCGACCAACTCCGGTCCGGCGTGGAACCCCTGTTCCGTCCAGCGCAGTCCGTCATAGTGCATCGGGCACGCGCCAGCCATGTAGAGACCGCGCCCCAGCTGCACCGCCTGATGCGTGTCCTCGGAGTCGAAGTCGAGCGACACGAGTCGGATCCCGGTCTCGCGGAACTGGTCACCGTCCTCGGAGATGAGGCGGTCGCGCACCGGCAATGCCAGCGTCGCGACTCCGTCGCTCACGATGGCCGAGGGGAGATGCCTACGAAGCGGCGCGCCGGCGGCACTGCTCGGTGAGTGACGGCCGACGGGCATCGCGTCCGACAGGCGCAACGTCGTGTACGTGTTGAAGTACGTGGTGTCGTGCACGAAGGTAGCGAACCCGTCACTTCCGACGCTGAATGCTTTCGCCGCAAGCCCGACGCTCCTCACCGTGAGAGTCCCGACGGTGCCTCCGGCCGTGACGTTGACAATCACGACGGCACATCGACGATTGGACGCTGCCGCGGCTGCCTCCTCCCACACCGTCGCCATGTGCCAAGCTGCACCGCTGAGGTACAGAGTGCTCGTTGTCCTCTGCACGCTCGTGGCCACGTAGACTGAGGTCGCACTGCCCAGAGAGATGGGCGTCGCCAGGCTACCGCCGGAGAACGTGGCGGCGGTGCCGTCGGTGGCATTTGCCACGTAGGTCACGCCGAAGATGTCGCCGGTTCCGCCGCCGTTGTCG